GGGCGGCCGCGGGGGCAGCAGTCGGAGCGGTGCCCGCCTGCGCCATGATCAGTTGGCACTGCTGTTTCATGCTGGAGTCCTCAAGTTGGGCAACGATGGCCCGCTGGTGTCCCTCGCGAAGCGAGGCGAAAGCAGCCGCCGTGGTGGTCGACTGGATGCGGTGACGCAGCGAGGCATGTACCGCGCCGCTGGTGGTGGAGATGGCCGAGACGTAGGACAGCAACGCGGCTGCGGCCACGCTGCTGTCTGCGGTTTCGGGCTGCACGTCGGGAATGATCTCGTCGGCCAGGCCGAGCGCGACGGCATCGGCCGCGGTGAGCCAGTGGTCCTTGCGGTCGGTGAGCATCGTTTCGATGTCGGCCGGGTTCTTGGCGCGTGCGGAGTAGCTCTCCAGCATCGAGCGGCCGTACACATCGATGGCGTCTGCGCGATCGCGCAGGTCGCCAGCAAAGCCCCAACCGCCTCCCTGCGGGCCATGCACCATCATCATGGTGTTGGCGTGCATGCGACGGGTGCTGCCGGCCATCGCGATGAGGCTGGCGATGCTGGCGGCCACGCCATCGACGGTGACATTGATGGTGGCCGGGTGCTGCTTGAGCGCGTTGTAGATGGCGAGGCCATCGGTGACAACGCCGCCATCAGAGTTGATGCGCACGTTGATGACGCTGGCGGTGGTGCCGGCCAGCTGCTCCACCACGCCCATGGCGGTGACGCCTTCGCCCCAGTAGTAGTCGCCGATGGGGCCGTAGATCAGCAACTCGGCCTCGCCACCGGTGGTGGTATTGAGTGCCAGCACGGATTTGCCTTTCGACTCCGGCGCCAGCGTTTCCAGGCCGATGTTGTCGAAGGAGAACGATGCGGCCAGCACCAGGGCGATTCCGGCGTGCAGCCGGTGCGGGTGAAGGTGATTCATTGGGTGTCCTCGGTGACGTGCGGGAGAGTCGGATCGGCCTGCACGGATTGAGCGACGCCGGAATCGCTGACCTGCCCTGGATCGCTGTCCAGCGTGATGCCCAGCTCATTGGCCCAGGCACGCTCGTTGCGGATCTCTTCCAACGTGTCGTACATGCGGCCGCCACGCTCGCTGATGACAGACGTGAGCGAGCGGATGCCGGCGCGGATCATCATCCGCAGGCCAGTGGCTTCGTGGACAGGGTTGATCCACGGCATGACCGGCGGCATGAACATGGCATCGGAAACGGTGGCGCGCGAAACGCCCGCCGGGATCACCAGCTCACCCGATGCGATGGCCGCCTGGATGAAGCGCTCGTAGATGGGGCGCACGATCTGCGAAATAACTTCGTAGGCCAGCACGCCGTAGGCGCCGTACTGCTCCACCAGCTCCTGCCGCTGCGCGGAGTAGGTGCCGTTGTAGTTCTTGGACAGCGAGGAAAACGACACGCGCATGCCGCCTGCAACAGCGCGCAGCTGGCCGTTGCGGTAGGTTTCCAGATTCGGGTTTGGGCGGTTGGTGTCGACCGTGCCGACGCTTTCGCCCTGCACAAGGTCATCGAACACCATGCCCGGCTGGAAGCGCATGCGGCGGCCGTGCGGCTTGTCTTCGTTCTCGCCGTAGCTCTGCGGATCGCCCTTGATGATGAAGGCGGCCATGCTGGCGGCGATCTTGGCGGCGACGCGCTCGGACTCTTCGTAGTCCTTCAGGTCATCCAGCCGGGTGAGCACGGAAGCCAGCACGCTGACGCCACGCACCTGGCCGATGCGGTCCACCATCTTGGCATGATGCACGAAATCCGCGCTGACACGCTTAATCTGCGGCATCAGCACGTTTGGATCGCCGGGGTGCTGTTTGTAGAGGTGGTACGCAACGGGGCGACCCCACGCGTTGCGCTCCACGCCCTGGATGATGTTGCGCGTGGAATCGTTGAGGTCGAGCGGCATCAAGTCCGGCTCGATCATCTCAATGCTGTACGGCACGATGGTGCCGTGGTCGAGATACGGCACCGGGCCGATCAGGTCCTGGTACAGGCACTCGCCATCGCGGAACAAGGTGCGGGCCATGAGCCGCTGGGCGGCGCCGAAGTCGTGGCACCAGCTGACTTCCGGGCGCTTCCAAAAGTCACGCAACAGCGGCGTGATCTGATCGACCAGCGATTCCACGATGTTGCCGTTGGCATCGCGCGGCTGCGGCTCAATGCCGATACCGTCGCGGCCGATGACGTTCTGCACCATCTGGTTGAAGCCGTTGACCACGATGTCGTGGTTGCGGTCCAGGTGGCGGGCCTGCGCGCGAATGCGGACGGAGCCGCTGGCAACGACGGTGTTGCCGGAACCGTAGTCGCGCGCGGACTCCCGCAGGCGTGTGGGGTTGGCCGCATCGTAGGCCGAGCTGTACGCGGCGATTTTTGCGCGGGCGTGGGCGCGCCTGGCACCCCAGCCGGGCGAGATGGCGGCGATGGCAGAATCGAGCCGGTTCATTCGCGGCACCGGAAATCAGCCAGCGCGACCGACATGCGACTGCCGCCGCGGGTTTCAGATGCGACTCGCGCCTCCCATTCACGACGCCCGGCGCGGATCTCGCAAGGTCGGCGCGGGTGAGTTGGCGCTCTCCCATCCGCCAGGACTGACCCGACAGCACCGCCTGCTCGGCGTTGATGTAGGTCTGCAGCATGGTTTGTGCGGTCGTCGCCATGTTGCATAGCTTGACGACGCTACTGTCTCACCCGTTACCAGAAACGTGAGACACCGGTGTTTTTCAGGCCTTTAGAATCAATTACTTAAAAAATAACTGTCTCACGCTATGCCGGAAGTGTGAGACATATTGTCACGCGCTCTTTTTCGGCAGGCCGCCCGGGAACATGCGATGCAGCGTGGAGCGCGAAACGCCGTGGCGAATCCGCACCTGGTTGACCGGCATACCGGACTCCAAGTCACGCTGGATGCGCAGCTGTCGCTCGCTCTGGGCGGCTGACGGAGGTGCCTTGGGGATGTGGAGCCGCTCGCCGCCGAACTCTGTTTGCAGCACAGCCACGACCGCGGTGGCGTACGGCATGGCGTGCTCCTCATTGAGCCCGGTCTGTTCGACGATGCCGCGCACGACCAGACGGCGCAGGTTTTCGACAGCATCGATATCACGCGTGTTGCTCATAGACGGGCGCTCCATCGGCTGGAGCCGAAATCCTCTTGTGATGTTTCACGGGAATCCAAATTACGTGCCGGCACGCTGGCGACTGGCGCGGGCTTGGCGGAATCAGCAACCACCACAGGCACCGGCGCAGGCAGAGGCGTGCTGAACAAGTCGTTCTCGGGCTGGACCTGTTCCTCCAGCTGGTCCCACCACTTCGTTTTGCGCGGGGACCAGAGATCGAGGCGCTCTTCCAACCAGATGGCGTAGGTGCAGCAGTCCTTGACCTCGTTGCGCTTGCGGATGGGCGTCCACCGAGATTCGGTGCCGGCCTTGGTGCGGCGCGTGGCGCGCACTTCAGCCGCCATCTGCTTGAACCACTCCGGACTCAGCTCGCTGGAAAAGTGGACGTAGCCCGGGCCGGGCGTAGCTACTTCAAGGCGCGACTGGAACCTATCTTTCGCGAGATTGGTGCTGACGTGCCACAGCACGGGGCCATTGCGCTCGGTCTTGCCGTTCCACTTGTAGCCGACGCGGGTGTTGCCGTTGTCGATAGCGCGCTCCTGGCCGCTGGCGCCCTTCACCGCGAACACGCGCAGCGCCTTGAGCTTGTGGGCGAAGGCGTAGACGGCATCGGGGTGGTGACCACCGGAGTCGATGGCGGTGGCGTAGATGCGCTGGGTGCGACCGCAGGCGTGTGTGTACTCGGCGGTGCGCAGGAACTCTTCGGCTTCGTCCCACACAGCTTGCTGCGCGGGGTTGCCGAAGATCACGCGGTGGTCGATGGTCCACAGCTGACCACCGCGGCCAACGCCCCACACACCGAACTCGAGGCGGTTGCCCTGCGTGTCGCCGCCACATAGCAGCAGCAGGCAATCGCGCGGCATGTGACGCAGTGGGAAGGGCTCTGCGCGGGCTTGCAGCTCTTCGGCGTCGGTGCGCTCGATCTCGCCTTCCCACGCCCAGCCGAGCGTGGTGTTGACGAAGGCCTTCATCAGCGCATCGTCACCCTCCTGCTGCTTGGCGTAGGCGGCGAAGAAGTCCTGTGCGATCGACAGCCAGGTGACGGTAGGGCTGTAGGCGGTCCACACGTGCAAGCCGACGTGCAGCGGCGCCTGCAGCGGCTCGCCGGTGGTCGTAGTGAAGCGACCCTCATCCGTGAGCCAGATATCGCCGCGTTCATTGACCCATACACCACGCTCGGCGACGTTGAGGAAATCGCCCTGGCGCATGGGAAACGCGCAATGCGGGCACAGGTGGTAGACGCCCAGCAACGCCCCGGCTTCGTCGCGTTCGAACTTGAAGCCGTGCGGCTCATCCTTTCCGCCCCAGGTGAGCGGGTGTAGCTCTTCGCACTGCGGGCAGTGGACGTGCGGCGTGAAGCGCTCGTCGGCCTGGTCGAATCGGCGATCAATCAGGCTGAAACCCTTGAGCTTGGGCGTACTTCCGGCGATCAGCTTTGGGAAGGTGGCACCTTCCAAGCGCTTGCCGGCGAGGAAGTCGGGTGCGCCTTCCTTCTCCACGTCGTTGTCGAAGGCGTCCAGCTCGTCGAGCATAGCCACGTCGATGGAGATGCGGCGGTAGTTCTTTGCTGCCTTTCCGCCGCGCACACGCAACATGGAGCCGATGAACTTCTTCTGCTGGAGCGTGTTGTCCTTGTGCCGATGCAGGTAGGACGGGAACACGCTGCGCATGACCTCCACGTCACGCAGCATGGGCTCCAGCTCGGACTTTACGAAGTCCTCGGCGTCATCGTCGGTGGGCTGCCACAGCGCCTGGTTGCGGCGGCGGTGCTCGGCGTTGTAGCCGATGAAGGCGAGCAGGATCTTGGTGTAACCGACGCGAGCGGATTTCTTGATGTCGACGAAGCGCACATCGTCGTTGCTCATCACTGCCATCATGGCCCGCTGGAACGGCCAGGGCGTCCACGACTGCTCGACGTAGCTGGATTCGGCAGACAGATAGAAGTTGTCGCGCGCCCACCATTCGAGCGTGACCGGCTCCTGGGCGGCGAAGGCGGACAGCCCGCGCACGAGGTGGCGCTCTACGGCCTGCAGCTGGGTGGGATCGACGCCGCTGAGCAGGCTCATTCGGCGTCACCTTCAGCGGGGACGGTATCGTCAGGGGTCATTGCGTCATCGTCGGTGTCCACGTCGGCCAGCTTCATCGATGCGGCGAGGTTGCGGGCCTTGGCGACGATTCCCGTGACGACGGCGATGTCGTCGCTGCTGAGCTGCGGCAGCCGGCGGCGCAACGTGCCCGGGATGGTTTCCAGCAGACGCGCCGCACGGGCACCGGCGCGGGAAAGCACCTCCTCCAGTACGTAGGCCGGCGCCAGCTCGCCGCGGGTGACCGCGTTCTGCATTGCGATCTTGTCGGCTTGCTCGCGGGCCAAGCGCGCACGCTCTGCTACCAGCTCCGCACCGCTCTCCCCACCACGCCGGCGGCCATTTCACGCAGGTGGTCGCAATAAGCCAGCAGCCACTCATCGGCACTTGCGCCGTCAGGAAGGATCTTTCGGCGGACCAGCTCACTGACGGCCGGCTGGGTGATGCCGACTAGGTCGCCGAAACCGGCTTGGGTCATGGGCGAGGACAGGTCACGCATCAACATAACCCCCCTTGAAAACCCCTGTGACTAGCGCTTTGTCGGGGTCCGAATTACCCGTGACAGCCCCCCTCCAGGAGGACCCGCGAACCTGAACAGCCCGAAGTCCCCGCGAACCTGAACGAGCGGGATGACCAGCCGGCCCGATGGATTCCCGTGGAACACAGCACGCAAGAGCCATCAGTTCAGCCCTCCACCGCGCCCAGACTCGGATGCGATGGATATGTGCGGCGCCGGTCCTTCGAAGTCATCGATTCGGCCGAATCCCAATGCGTTTCGTGCCCACACCGTTCCCGTCTCACCCTCTCGCTGCTTGGCAATGATCATCTCCACGAATCCCGTGAGCTGGCTGACCTTTCCCTCCTGCTGCGCGTAGTAGTCGTCGCGGTAGAGGAAGACGATCAGGTCGGCATCCTGCTCGATGGCCCCCGACTCTCGAAGGTCACTCATGCGCGGCCGCTTGTTCGTGCGAGCCTCCAGTCCTCGATTCAACTGCGACAGCACCACCACCGGACAATCCATCTCCTTTGCCAGTCGCTTGCACGCACCTGAGATATCGCCAATCTCTGTCGACTCTTTCGTTTTCCCGGGCAGTGGGATCAGGTGCAGGTGGTCGATGACGACTAACCCCAGCTTTCCCTTCATGCGCTCGCGCCGGCACCGTGCAGCAATCTGCGCCATGCTCAGCCCAGGGCTGTCATCGATCAGCAGCCCTGACTCATTGAGGCTCTTTACCGCTGCGGAGACGCGCGGCCAATGCGAGTTTTCACCATCATCTGTTGGCTTCTGCAGCCAGCTCAGCGGCACATCCGTCAGCGAAGCTACTGCGCGGTTGTAGATAGCCGTGTCCGTCATCTCCAGATTGAAGATCAACGCACGCTGACCACGCATAGCCACCGACGTTGCGACGTTCACCGCCCATGCCGACTTACCCATCGCCGGCCGCGCAGCCACGACCACCAGCTCGCCGGGCTTCAAGCCGTTTGTGATTGAGTTGAATTTCGCCCAGGGCGTTGCCAGTCCCTGCAGCTCGGCGCCATTGTTGTAGCGATGCGTCAGCGCCTCATACCAGCGCTTCCCCACCACTTTCGCAGCCTTCACAGAACCTTGCCGAACGCCCTGCAGCTCCGCCAGCTGCTGCGTGGCACCCGCAACGATCACGGAAACGTCTTCACCCTGGGGCGAGAACCCCCGCTCCATCAGCTCACGGCCGACGCCAATCAGCTGCCGCTGAACCGACTTCGATTTGACAATCTCCGCATACGCCACAATGTTCGCCGCCGAGGGCGTGGTGGTCGCCAGTTCGGTCAGGTAACTACCACCATCAATGCTTTCGCCGTGGCCGCGCTCCAACAGCCAGTCGGCCATGCTCACCGCGTCCATTGGCCGCGGGGGATCGCATGCCGACATGTCCAGCATCGCCGTATAGATCCTCTGGTGTGCGACGTTGAAGAAGTCGGTCGACTTGAGCCAGTCGCTCACCTTTGCCAGCGATTCGTTCACCAGCATCACGCCGCCCAACACAGCCTGCTCAGCGTCGATCGCGCAAGGCGCCTGTCGCAGCATCCCGCCATCAGCGTCCCCCATCACGCGGCCACCGCCTGCGCCTGGACTTCACGCTGCGCCTGCTTGCCGGCGGTGGTCAGCTCCCATGTACCGCCGTTGTCCCACCACAGCTTTCCCCAGTTCTCCCGGACGCAGTTGCCGAACGCCTGACGCCAACCACGAACGCCAACCTGGCGTTTATCCGCATGGCGGGCCTTGAACCAACCCCAAGCCAAGCCGACGAACTCACCCGGCAGCCCGATCCTCTCCGCGTAGACGAACACAGCGTTGTCCTCGGGCAACAGATCCTCGCCGGCATCGGCACACGCCGCGGCGAACTCCAGCCACGTCATCCGCTTACCGCTTTTGCCCTTGCTTGAATCATTTCCATCGGCCCCCTTGGGGGCTATGGGGGTATTACTTCTTTCTCTTACTCTAGGTACGCTTTCCGTAACTCTCGAAGCGTTACTGTCGGCGTTACCCTTTCCGCGATGCGCACCGACGCGTTTTGCCGTAAGTGCCCGTTTCTTTGCGGTTTCTCCATTGTGACGATCAAACTTTGGCAGGCTCAGCCCGTCTTCAGTAGCCTCAAGCCAGCCACACGCAACCATCGCATCACCGAAACCTGTAGCGGTTGCGACGTGATCAATGATCGAAACCGTAACGCCAGCAGCGTTACCGTTCTCGGTGTGAGAATCGAACCATCGCCACACCTTCAGCAGCTTGCCAACCACTGCATCAGGATCGAGCGAGCAGCGCGAAGCGATCTGCCACACCTCCGGTTTCTCCGGCAGATCAACGCCCATCTTCAGCCACGCAGCCATAACTCACTCTCCCTCGCCAGGCGTTTGTTCAGTAGCCCGCGCAAGTGACACACCGGCGATACTTTTTCCTTCATCGCGTAACGCACCGGGCGTTACATCAGTAACGCCATACAGCGGAATCACCCTTTGCCGTTGCCTTGCCGCATCCACGCGCAGCTGCTCACGCAGTGCCAACGCATCAGCGCCCTGCACACCTGGTGATTCATCGTCCAGTGCCGCAGCAGCGGCGGCAATCTGTGCACGGCATGCCGGCATGTCCGCCGGACGCCAACGGCGGCGGATCAGTGCGCGCACCGTGTGCGTGAGATGGCGCTTCATCCTTCCACCATCCCGCCCAATCGCTGCAGCAGTGCAGCAATACGAGCCATGGCGGCCTGCCCACAGTCATGGATGGCTGCCAACTCTGCCGGTGTCAGCTCACCGTCTGCCAGTGCGCGATGGATGGAGCCGAACAGGTCGCCCTGGGATCCACCTACTGCTGCCACCAGCTCCAGCACCGCCATGTCACTTGCGTGCCTGTCATCGCCTCCGGGGGCTGCCAGCACGATATGGCCGCATTCCTGCGCGAACGCCTGCAGGATGCGCATATCGCCGGTAAGCCCGGTGATTCGCACCGCCTCCTTCAATGTGAGGTGATGCGTGCCAGCATTCGGGTTCACCTTGCTCCGCAGCACTGCGGCACCGATCCCGGCACGCGGGCCAAGGCTCTCACTACCACCGGGGTAGTCGTGCACCACGGCATGTGCCGCGTCGTCAACGTTCATGCAGCCACCAGGCGAACGTGTTTTTGGAAGAGGGCACCGCCCAACATCGCGGCATGACCAACCACCCAGCCCCGCTGCGCTTCACCACGCTCCGCCGGTTCGATATCCGCACCGGTCCGGGCGCTGTCGTCGCGGTCTTCTTTGAGCCGGCCGATACCTCCCGCGATCAGAAGCCCAATGCCAATTCCCAGCAGCAGAGTGGCCAGCGCAAACCGCAGGGTCTTCGCAGTGTCTAAGCGGCGCATATCAGCGCACCTCGCACAGATGCAGCGGCCGGCCAGCGGCGCGGCACTGCTGGAGAAGGGACGACCACTGGTCGCTGGTCAGCACCGGCTCGAAGCCGGCCGCACCTTCGATCAGGGGTTCATCAAGCAGCACGCCGATATCGGCGTTGCCCAGGTCATCAGCCAGTGGCTCAACGTGGTGCGCCACTCAGGCGGCCTCGCTCACGGGAACAGCTGGAGCTGCTTCGGCCGTCGCGTCCGCGGCGGCCGGGGTTCGGCGCGCCTCCGGGGAGTCCGGGCCGAACACAGCAGGCTTAAGGACGAACGCAAGTTTCAGCGCCCAACGCTCATCGATCGCCCCGTCAGGCCACTGGTAGACAGCAGACGGTGTGATCCCAAGCGCCCTCGCAAGCGCCGACGCATTACCGTCGTACGCAGAAATGGCCTGCTCTTTCGTGATCTCAGGGGTCTTCATGCCCAAGATATTAGCGCGCTTACTTTTGAACATGCAAGCACGCTGTGATGCACTGCCTATAAGCTGGCTTACATGCCTATGTCACTTGCTCAACGACTCACCCTCGCCCGCACCGAATCGGGCTTCACTGAAGCTGCAGAAGCTGCCAGGAAGGCCGGGGTAACTCCGTCAGCGCTCTATCAGCTGGAGGATGGAACGACGAAGTCACTAAGTGGGCAAACCGCCGTCAAGCTGGGCCGGATCTACCGGAGTTCAGGCTGGAGTGGCTGATCGATGGCAGCGGCCCACAGCGCCGCGACGATCCCCTCCCGTCAGCCTCATACAGTGAGACACCACCGGGCTATGTTGCTTCCGCGTTATGGAAGGCGAAGCCTCAGGGGGCTATGGCGTAGTGAACGATGACTTCCCGGAAGTAGTCCAGGAGATGGACGTCGCAGAATGGCAGGTGCGAAGCCAGATTGGCTTTGTCCCGGAAAAGGACCGCGTGAAACTGGTGACAGTTCGCGGAGATTCCATGTACCCCGACATTAAGAACGGTGATGTTGTGATGGTCGATGTACGCCGCGAGTTCTTCGACGGCGACGGTATCTACCTCATCAATTTGAACGGTTACACGCTGGTAAAGCGGCTACAGATGCTGCCTGATGGCCTGCACGTCATCAGTACAAATGCGAAGTACCGCAGCCAAGTTATTCCACCCAGCGACATTGAAAGCATCCATGTCGCCGGGCGTGTTCTCGGCGCTGCGCTGATGCGCAGAGCAGAAGAGTTCTGAGCACTCCTGTCCCAATAAACGGGATCTTCCAGCCCCAGCATGTTGAAGTCCGCCGAGCTCTCTAAAGCCCCCGCATAAAGATTGTTGACGCTGAGATCAGCTCCCCATGTGCAACTGCCGATGGGGCCTCAAGCTGCACAGTAAAAGCCTCGTATACACGTTTCAGCTCTGAGGCCTTATGGTGATCAAGCTGCCGGTATGCATCCACGCATAACATCGCCGCCGCGATTTCATCGCTCTTTGCCGGTTGTGACATAAGCCGCGCCGTGCTGACACGCTCCATGTTGGAAAGACAGCGCAGGTAGTCAATGCGCTTGAGTGCCACAGCGTCGGGCTGGGCAGTCAATGACAACGCGAGAAGAATCAAAGAATGCATGTTCTGTCCAGCCCTTTGTATGCAGGACGGCGAGTCTGTGCGGGTCAACGGGCATTTTGTCACAGCACTCCCGCCACTACCTGGCAAGAGATGCAGCACGCGGACATATAAGCGCACTTGCATTCAAAAAATTAGCATGCTTATATGTGCCCACCAGCAGTCCCTGCTGGCGGGCGACCGGCGGGTCGCCACCCTGCCGGCTCCTCCCCTGACCGGCAGCAGGCCACTCCCCAGCCGCACTGACCCGCCGGCGCCCTCCCTCTTCCGGAGAGCGCCATGAGCACGCAGCAACTCGCAAATGACGTATCCGCACCGGCCTCCCTGCCGCTGCGCGCACTGCACTGCCTGCTTTACGTAGCCGCCCGCGAACACCGCCGCGCCATCCTGCTGCGCGGGCGCAGTGCTGGCGAACACAGCAAGAACCAGAAGCGCCGCAGCCGCCGCATGGGCGTGGCCAGCCGTATGGCTGAAGCATTCGCCCGCGACACCGCGGCGGAGGCCCGGGCATGAGCACGCGCATCTTCCTGCACCGCTTCAATGCCGCTGATGGCACGCCCCGCGCCCGCGTGCTCGATCACAACGCCATCGACGACTTTCGCGCCTTCGATCCGAACGCCACCGTCGAAGAGCTGGACGCCCTGGCACTGAGCGACCTGCTCGCCGCCGACCGTGCTTTTGATCGCGTCGTCGCAGACACCCAGGCGCATCACCGCCGTGTCGCCGAGCGAGGCTACCCCGCGATCGAAGCACCTACCACCCGGGAACTCTGCGAGCGCTACATCGCCGCCGAAATTGACCGTGCCGATGCCATTGAGCGCTGCACACACAACGCGGCAGCAGCGCCTCACCAGAGCGCTGCAAACACCAGCGGAGTTCCGGCATGAACACCCTTCCCATCGAAGAACACTTCCCCACCGGCCATGGCGGGGAAACCCTGGTGCTGATGGTCTGCGCCGGCTTTCTGTGGGCTGGCCGCTACGGCCAGAGCACTGCCGGTGCGCCGAAACAGGTTGCCGTCAGCGTTGCCCGGCGCGTCACCGCTCGCACCAGCACCCTGCATGTGGGCGGTGCCCGCTTCGCACTCAATCCGCTCGCCCTGCAGCGCGCCTGCCGCTGGCTCGACCGCCAGGGCGTCAAAGTAAGGGAGTCCCGCGCATGAGCGCCGACATCTACACGCTGCACACCTTCCAATCCGCGCGGAAGTTCGCCGCCCGTGCCGGAGTGAGCGATGCCCAGGCCTTCGCACGCATCCGTGAAGCCCAGCGCCATGGCGCGCAGGGAAACCATGTCGTCGGCGAACTGCTGCAGCTGTCCATACAGCGTCGCAGCACAAGCAGACCAAACCCGCCCGGCGGTGCTGCATGAGCGACGCTCTTGAGCGCGAGCTGAAGCGGCGCGCACGCGAGGACATGGTCCTGATGGGGGTGATTGCGGGTGTGGCATTCGCCCTTGGCGCAGGCGTCGCCACAGTGCTGGGAGCCTGGGCATGAAGACCGCTGATCTTGTCGCCCTGTTCTGGATCGGCACCGCGCTCGGCGTGCTGTCGTGCCTCATCCACCGCGCGTGGGTCACCAGCGCCCACTCGCTGCTGCTGGTGTTCGCGGCCGCGTGGCTGGCCCTTGTCGTCTACGCCATCAAGCGATGGCGGCGCGCACTGCGACGCCGCCGTATCGGGTTCCTGCGCCCCAATCCGCCGTCCGTCACCGAATAGTCCGCGCCCGCCCAAACTTACCGGAGCCTTACATGCACCTCCAACCCGTCGCGAAGCGCGCCCTGCTGGCCGCATTCGCCTCCCAGGGACACACCCTGCGCCGCACCCGCGGCGGATTCGTCAGCACGCCAGTGCAGGTCAAGACCAGCAAGGCCGTCACCGTGGAAGTCTTCACCCGGCGCGCCATCAACTGGCTGGACAACGCTGGCCTGGTCGCCTTCGACGACCCGGAATTCCCACGCACGGTGAAGCTCACCGAGCGCGGCGTGGGTATGGCCCAGCAACTCACTCTGGCCGGCAATGAAAAGGCGGTGGCCGCGTGAAGCGCTCCGTCATCGTCTTTGGCCCCAAGGGCAGCGGCAAGACCCATCACGCTGAGCAGCTGCGCCAGCACTTCGGTATGAAGTGCATCGTCGACAACTGGGACGGCAGCCGCCCGTTCCCAAGCTACGACTGCCTGGTACTCACCAACAACGCACACCCGCAGATTGCTGCGCGTGGCAACTACTACGTGCTGAACAAGGCGCTGCTGAAGGCGGCGGGGGTGGAAACACCATGACGGCGCCCACCGCCCCACAAATTCTGACGGCCGCCGCTGACGACATCGCCCAGCGCGCCCTGCTGCGCGAACAGCCCACCGGCGAGCGCTCCATGGCTCGCACCGTGGCCGCGTTCAACGCCATGTTCGGCACCAACATCACCGAATCCCAGGGCTGGCAGTTCATGGAGCTGCTGAAGATGAGCCGCGGTGCCGCCGGCAGTTATCACGCCGACGACCACCTCGACCGCACTGCCTACGCCGCCCTCGGCGCAGAAGCCGCCGCACGGGAGGTTGACGCATGCGCCTGAAAGAGATCCTTCAGACATGGAAGGAGGCTAGGCAGATAGCCGCTGAGAAGCGGCGTATCGAAGGTCTCGCCGCAGCAAAACTACAGGCTGCACTGCACTTCAACAACCTCCACGCCTATCACCACAAAGGTCGGCAGGAATGGATGTGCCCCTTCTGCAACCGGATACACCCGCGACTGCAAGAGATCAGTGTGTTGACGGGCTACCAGTACCCAGCGTGCTGCGATTTCCCGGAAGGCCACAAGCAATACAAGAGCCACGGATACGAAAGGAATCATCCATGCCTTCCCTGAAAATCGCCGACCGCCTCGTTTCCATGTTCACAATGAGATTCATCTCCCGCATCGCAGGCCGGCGTCCGCCCGACTTCATCGTCGGCGCCGATGATCCCGCTGGCGCGTACCTGCTGCGCTGGTATCTCACCCCGTGGCGCGGCTGGTACCGGCATATCGACGATGCCCAGCGCACCCGCTGGCAGCGTTTCGCCGTGTGGCTGAGCATGCGCCTACAACGTGTACCTGCACAAGTTCCTGCGCAGCGATGACGAACGCGCCCTGCACGATCACCCATGGGCCTGGGCCTCGCTGCTGCTAGCCGGCAGCTACATCGAGCACACCATCGCCGCCGGCGGCATCCACCAGCGCAACGTGCGCTTCCCCGGCTCGCTCAAACTGAGCGGCCCGCGCACCGCGCACCGTATTGACTTGTGGAACACGATCAACGGCGGCCCGGCGCCCTGCTGGACGCTATTCATCACCACGCCAATCCTGCGCGAATGGGGCTTCCACTGCCCGCAGCGGGGCTGGGTGCACTGGCGCGACTTCACCGCCACGGCCGATGGCCGCCGCGGCGAGATCGGCAAGGGGTGCGACGCATGACCGCACTCAACCTCACTCCGGCCGATATTCGCGGCGGCACCAATCGGTCTGCCGGTATCCGCGCCGTGCTCCGTGCCAACGGTCCCAGCACCACCGATGAAATCTGCCTCGCCATGGGGATCACCGACAGCTACACGCGGGCCGCCGTGCGGTCCACCATGCGCGCGCTGAAGCAGGACGGAATCGTTACCTGCGCCGAAGGTGCCAAGCCTCTGCGCTGGCGCATCCTGCGCGAACCGCAGGAGCGCAACATCTCCGTCGCGCCACGCCCACGTGGGCAGATGTGGGCCGAGCGACAAGCCACCGCCTACAAAAACGCCGAAGCCGCCTATCTGAAATGGCGTGACGAGACCGCTGCCGACAAGCGATCCATCGGCGAACGTGTGCGCCAGATCGTCAAGCAACTAGGCACCGCCTCCGCCGATGAGATCTACACCGCGCTCGGTCTGTCGCCGGAAGTGGGCCGCGTGCGCATGTACTCCATCATCCACAACCAGGCGCGCGACGGCATGCTGGAGCGCATTCCAGGGCGACCACTCCGCTACCGCTGGCTGCGCGACGCGAAGCACACTGCCACACCTCGCCACCAGCCGGCCGGCAACAACGCAAAGCGCACCGCCACCCGACTGAAGCGCCAGGCAGCGAGGCAGGCCCAACAGCAGCAGCGAGCCGAGGCTCGCCGCATCGCCCGTGAGCAGCGCATCGCACAGCAGCAGCTCGCCCGCGACGCCCGCCAGCGCGCTGCACTTGAACGCGCCCAACTGCGCGCGCAGAAGCAGAGCGCCCCACA